ATGATATCGGTGGAGAATCAAATGTAATAAATGTCTCAGATTATCGTAGTCTACTTCAAACTGGAACTCGTAGTAAGACAAGAGATAAGACAGGACAAATTAGTGCTGATGAAATCTTTATCCTGTCAGCATCGCCCGACGCAAAAAATAAGAACGTATTGCAAGGCAAAGATTTGAACGATTCTTCTTGTCTGCGTGAACTGGGAGAAGATATGTTGAATGATCTTGAAGATGAAACTATCATTTATCTTCCTATTATTCGATATGCTGTTCCACAAAACTATCCAACTATTTCTGAGATTACTGGGATTATGACGAATCAGAAACATAGTCTGAACAAGTTGTTTGATAGTCAGAACATTTTTGCTATCAAGCAAAGTTCCGTGGAAAAACTGCGTAAGCAAGGCTATGATCTCGTAGATTTTAATGACTGGTTTAAGCCGCAACTCAAAAAGTCTATGCAAAAACTCTGTGACAAAGTATCAGTATACAAAGATATTGTAGAGTATTGCACACAGCAGTACGATGCTGAAGAAAACAAGACTGATCGCTATTACTACAATAGGGTTAAGAGTGATCGTAAGATCGCAACGGAGCTAATCAATATCTTCGGTATAAACTACAAGAACTATATCGGTGGAACAACTCTTTGCGATCAGATTGATAAGTGGATGATATACAATTTCTTTGCCAGGATTATGCATAACAACTTTGATATGAGGTTTTGTACAAAAGCTGAGTATTATGCGGTTATGGCCGAGATTCTTGAGAAGCATAATTTGAACGGTATTGATCCAGAGAAGGCCAAGCAGTCTCATGCTGACTTTCTGACTCTCAAATATCATATAACGTCATTGTATGACGAAGATTATACGTCTAGCATTGTTGTCAAGTCAAAGCAAGGTGAAGATTTTATTAAGAGTATGCCGTCAATGGTGCAACTCAGAAAAAATCTTAAAGTTGAGGTTGACAAGGTGGCGATAATGAAGTATATTGTGGGTGTGGTCTTCAATAGCAATGAGTCGAGTCTGGATCAGATTTCCAGTAATCCAATGCTGATGCATCATAACACTTATTATGGGGCTCCAGAATGGTTTAAGGCTTTGGGTGAAGACAAAATCGCAGAAATGAGAAATCTTTTGGGTGGTATGGTTAAATAATTTCACAGGAAAACAGGAGAATAAAAATGAGTGTTCCGTTTATGTGGGTTGATGGTAATTTGACGCTGATCCTTAATAATAAGGCTCATCAGGTTCTTCCAGATCATATTAATTATCGATTGATTCTGGAGGCACTACCAACCGCTACCAATGACGAATTGGCAGAGTTGGTCGATATTGAAAAGGCTGTTAGCAATTTTAGCGACGGTCTTGTGGAGGTTAAGAACGGCAAGGTAATGTTTGATGGCGAGGAAGTTCATGGTAGTATCAGCAAGCGTATTCTGGAGTTTATGAGCAAGGGTCTGCCTTTTCAGCCGCTTGTCAATTTCTTGAATAATCTTATGGAGAATCCAAGTATGCAGAGCCAAAAGGAACTGTATGATTTCTTGGAGCATGAACATCTGCCGATTACTGAGGATGGACATTTCCTAGCATACAAGGCTGTTCGCAGCGATTATAAGGATAAGTATGCTGGTACGTTTGATAATCGTGTCGGTCAGGTTTGCGAAATGAGACGAGCAAAGGTAGACGATGATCGTGCTAGAGGATGCTCTAATGGTCTTCATGCTGGTGCGTTGAACTATGTTGCTAATTATGGTAATGCTGATTATGGTGATCATATTATGATCGTAAAGATCAATCCGAAGGATGTAGTCAGCGTACCCAGCGATTGTAATTGCGAGAAACTTCGTACCTGCCGATATGAGGTAGTCGGAGAATATCAGGGCGAACTACTCAAGCCTCTTTATAAGAGCGAGTTTGCTGAAGATGAATATAACGAAGATGAAGAAGATTTGTACGATGAGTACGATGACGCTTATTGGGATCGTTATGACGATGAGGATGAAGACGAGGACGAAGATTATGATGAGTATGGTTCTTATAGCTGATTTAGGATTTTAGACTCGAAAGAGTCTAGGACAAAGATGATGTTAGGTGACAGGTTCGATAGAGTGGTGGTTCGATTCCACAAATAAAGTCTAGGAGACAACTCGACAGAATCTTATGGTTCGATTCCATAATCATCTTTTTTTGATTGCTTTTGATGCTAGTGTTTAGTATCCCAATCATATTATTCGCAGGAAGTTTGAGGTAGAAAAATGTTTAAAGATAATCTTGGGTTCAACCCTTTTGCTCAACAGAATAATTCCTATGATAGCGTGTTTTCTTCAACACAAACTAGGTTTTTGGATTCTTTTAAGCAAAAACACATCTTTTGTTATAATGGCAATCCTCGTAAGAAGATTAGCAGTATGAATCACACATACGACATCCAAGAAGCATTAACAGCCAATGTTGATCAAAGCGCTGATGTGTACTTCTATGTAAATGGTGGCCGTAAACTTTATGTCATCAATCAGTTTACTTGTTGCTTTTGCGATATGGATGCTGGTCGTGATAATGAAGGCAATTATTTCAAACCCAGTGTAGTTATGCAACACAAAAAGCGTTTCTTGGAAAAGATTAATGATTTTCCTGTTAAGCCAAGTTGGGTTGTAGATACTCGTAATGGCTATCAATGCTATTGGCTTTTTGACGATGCTAGTAGAAAGATTGTTGGCAACAATAAGACTTTCTGGAATGGTCTTCAAAAGAAGCTGGTAAATTATTTTGGCGGCGATCCACGAGCGATTAAAGCTAATCAGATTTATCGTGTTCCTTATACTTGGTGGCGTAAGGGCTGGGAAAAGAAAGCTCCTTACTTTACGAGTATCCTTCCCGGCAGTACTGGTCAACCAATTAATGTGGCCGATCTAAAGTCTGCTCTTACTGGCCAGCCGGCCACGCTAAATATCATTCCTGAAAAGTGTAGTGATGAATGGTATAAGGGATATGCTAAGGCTTATAAGCAGTCTGACACTAATGGCGTACCAGTATCAGCGAATGTTGCTAGTCAAATTCTAAACGATTTGAGAAATGATCAACTGATGAATCAGGCCAAGCACATTATGGGGACGGTGAGTGATGCTCAGGCTAACGATATGGTCTACCGTGCCTACGGCGATCCCATGCCCGTATCAGCAACCAGCACCGCTGACGTTGCGTTGCCTGACGAGGATTTAAACCTTGATGGGTCACAGACCAAACTTTTAAAAACGGTCGTGGAGTTCCTTAATCAAGTGTCTACACCTCTGTACTTTAGCAATAATAGATTTCTAAGTAGTGCAGCAAAGGAGCTGGCAAATAAACTTAGTGACGAATTCTGTATCGGTTGATACTTGTGAGACTACGGGGTATAATAGAGTAGTCTAGGATGCCCCGTGGCCCAGCATGGAGATTTTTAATGTCAGATATTGATGAGCCATATAGCGAAGACGATTACGATGATGACAAATACTATCCAAATGAAGATATGTACAAAAAGTATTTTAAGTTTGACGAAAAGGCTTGGGACGCTTGGGGTAAGTGGCTGTATGAAGCAATGAAGGACGTGGTTGAATCTTCTCCAAACGTATGGTATACTCCAACTGTCGTGCCGGGATTTCCGATAAAAAAGTTTCCTGTGAATAGTTACTTCTCCAATACTGGCAAGGACAACAAATCCTACCAGTATTTGGGGAATAACTATGATGGAGCTGCAATATGGAAAAAGAAATATTTCGTAAGCGATCCGATACAATCCGAATACATAGACCATTTAGCAAATCATGCGGCATATTTTATTAAACAACCACATTATTACAGAGGTATCTTCGATATACTCAATTAATTATGAATAATAAAAACGAATGGTTTATCATAGAAGACTTCGAAGGTTTTGTGAACAGTTCAAGACAACTAGTTTTTAAAAATCTTGGAGAAAATAATAATGAAGACATCATATCAACGATGTTATCAGATTTAACGCCAGAAGAAGTAACAGAAATGAATGAACTGTTAACATTTGAAGAGTGTGCGTCTATTATTCAGCAAAAAGCCAAAAGAAAACAAAGAAACACAATAACTAAATACTATATTAATGACAGCATATTGATGGAAATTATAGAAGATATTAATTCTAGATTGGTAAGTAATATACTTAACTCATTAGCAAATAAAGGCGTAATTCAAACAGGTTACGACAGCGAAAAAAACGACTTTATATTTTGGATAGAAGATGATAACAAAAAAGAAAAAACTTAGACCTGTAGATATTGAGGGTTATATTAAATACATATGTCACAATTGTCTACAAGAGCATTGGGTGTCGTTTAAGGAAGCAAAACATCCTAAATTTGTAATAGTCTGTAGATGTGACGAAACCCTTAAAGTTAAAACAGTAGAATCTATATCTATAAAGCATATCAAGAGACATAACAAAAACAATACAGTACAACCAAGTGGTTCGGCTATTGAAAACAGTGGTCTAGTTAACAAAACAAGAGATGTGCTATTGAATTATGGATTTTCTAAAACAGAAGCCGATAGTTTAATATCTAGTGCTTGTGAAAAACAAAATTTTACAAATTGTGAAGACTTAATTAAGTGTGTTCTAACTAAATTTGGAGAAAGTAGTAATGTCAAATAATATTAGACCAACAACATTTGACGATGTGATAGGCCAATCTGATACTGTCAACAGATTGAAAATCATAATTAACGGATGTAAAAACACCAACGGATATTTGCCGCATGTTCTAATTGACGGACCTCCAGGGTTGGGTAAAACCACTATGGCAGGAGCTATAGCAAACGAAATGGGTGTTAATCTATATACCGTGAATGGAGCAAATATACGTAGTATAAAGAATATTTTGCCATATATTATGGGCATCGAAGCAAGATCCATTCTATTTATAGACGAAATACATAGATTGCCTAAAATAGTAGAAGAGTTTTTATATCCTGTTATGGAAGATTTTGAACTCAATATATTAACTAAAGACAAAGAAGACAAAGAAAAGCCTACAAGTATAAAGTTGCCAGTTTTTACTATTGTTGGAGCAACTACTAGCGGAGGGTCTTTAAGTCAACCATTCTACGACAGATTTACTATAAAAGAGCATCTGTCTTTTTATAATGATATTGAACTAGCTAAACTAGCAGAGTTGAATGCAAAAAAGCTAGGTCTTGTAATATCAGAAAATGATCTGCTAGAAATCGCAAAAAGAAGCAAAGGAACACCCAGAATTCTAAATGCTAGAATTATGTGGTATAAAAACTACGTAAGCTATTATCAAAATGAAAAATCTCCAACAGTAGAAGAAATTTTTGATAGTCAGGGCATAGACAAGGACGGGTTAGATTTATACGATAGAATGTATATTCAAGTGCTCAAAAAGTCTGGAGGCAATCCTCTAGGACTTAAGAGCATATCGTCTATGACAGGCATAGCGATAGAAACCATAGAAAATAGCATAGAGCCTTATCTAGTAAGAAAAGGCTATGTAATTAGAACACAAAAAGGAAGAGTCATAGGCTCTTATAAATCATGACACTTAATTTTAATACAAAAACACTAGTATATTTATTTAGCTCAATAGTGTTGTGTGTAATAGGTATATGCATAGCAAGGGCTGATAATGCGGTAATTATAACTAATTTAATTGACGCCATAGTTGAGTCAGATAATTCTAGTAAAGATATCATATTGATATTTGGATCAGAATATTGCGGACCATGTACCAGAATGAAGAAAGATATTGTGGACAATATAGGAGATTTTGAAAACTATATTATATGCCTAATTGATATAGATAAAGAAAAAAATAAAGAGATAAAAAGAGAATATCGCGTAAGAAGCATACCAGATTATCTAATAATGAGAAGAAGAGAAGAGATTAAAAGAAGAAAGGGGTATTCCAATATACATGACTTCAAACAATGGTTATTAGAGTAAAAGGGCTAATATGATAGACTATATTTTGTATATTGTGGTTTTTTCATTAGTTCCAATGCTGTGCATTGGATCT